AGAAGGAGACTCCTATTACAGAATCACCTTGAAGCAACGCAGGAAACGATCCAAAATTAATACCATGGACCGAGATCGTACCACCGTGGGACTAGGCTACGTGTTAAACGTAGCCGAGTTCGGCCTCTTAGAGGGACGGTATTCCGTTCCTCTTGTTGCGACGGAACCCATAGTCGGGAGAATAAAACCCCGACTCCATCAGATTGGTAAGTTTTACTTACCATTGCCAAGTTGAAGACGTGGTATCCTTCGATACCATGCCTGCTTCTTGCAGGGGTAGCTTCATCCAAATTACAGATGAAGCCACCATCACCGAGCGTTTCTGGTATTAGGAGACGAAGTCTCTTTGGTACTAGATTCACTAAGCGATCATACGTTGAACGAAGACGAGCATCACAGGAGAGGTATTTCATTCTCCTGTGCGCAAATCGACGAACTGCGTTTGCTAGCCGAAAAACGGACAAAACATCTGATAGCTTACTCTTAAAGTAGATGGGCTTTACGTCACAACCGGAAGTAAAATGCGCTCCGCAGCTCTCACGAAACGTTGAAGAAAAATGACTCTTCTTCTCGTTTATAGTGAAGCCGTAGAAGCTACTTACTTGCGAAAAGAGATCAAGGCACCCTATGGGGATTAAAACATCATCACCATAGACCGAGACGACATTTTCTCTCGCGCTGAGAGGAGAATCGTGTCGGAATTCTACTACACATCTTGCGATGGCGTAGAATAGAAGAGACTCTAATTGAAATGTGAATCCGTTCCCCATCGAGGAGAACTTTTCCCACTCAAGAAGAGAATTGCCTTGTTGACCGAATCGGGATCGAGCACTATCAAGAAGAGAAAACCAGCGGGGAGGTAAAACCTCCCTTATGACTTCCTTCGAAATAGAGTCCGAAGCTGACGAAAAGTCAATAGTTGCCAAGAGCTGATCTTTCGAAGAGCTCAGAGCAAGGTTTTGATTGATCGACTGATTCGACAAATCGATGCCGACCCGAAGTAAACGTCTTCCAATCATATCGCCAATTGCTTTTTGAAACCAGAGGTTTAATCCTGGCTCGATGGCTATGACGCGATTAGCGGACGAATCCTTCGGAACGGTGACCACCTTATTTCCAACTTGAAAATTGGGAAAACCAATCTCAAGCAGATGCGCATACCAGCTGGGATAAGCTCCAGCGATAAGTGAATCTGGAAGTAAGGCATACAGATCACGTGTTATCCCAGCTTCATGCTGGAATTTATTGGCTGCACTGGCGTTAAGCGACTTAATTAGAGTCGTCGCGCCAGGACCCCAATTGGCCGAAGAAAATAGCTCTTCAACAGAAAAATCGCCAAGAATTTGGGAAATTTTATGCTTGACTTCATTATGAAGCCAAACAGTCGATCCACTAAATTGTGGATCGGCTCCCAGATTCCTGAAACGATGATTCGTGCGCCTACATTGATCTTCAAATTTCGTGAATTTCAACAAAGCTACCTCATCTAGATCGTAATCAAGGGATAATCCCTTAAATTTCGATAATAGTTTGGTAGCCGCGTAGGCGTCGCCCAACTCAACAACATTGCTGTAGTCGAGCGGATCGAACTCAAGATTAGCTAACTGGACATGCTCGTTATTACTAAAGAGCAGCCAGACAGTTAAAGCTCGAGGACAATCCAAGGCATGAAGATAATTTTCGACGAAACCGGAGGAAACCTCCGGTGCCACACGAAGCGATCGAAGCTCCGAAAGAAGCTTCGAACTACGCTTTGCAAAAGACATAGTCGATCTCCAGAGTTATACCAACAGAGGGTACCTACATTTAGTAGGGGCCGTCGAAGTTGGTCACCGCTGCGATCAATGGCGAACCCGTAGCATCACTGGGCGCGGCATCGGACGCATTGATGGTTGTCGCGAAGAGGGAACGAACATGACTGAGTAACGCAGTACGCTCAGCACTGGTCGACCTTTCTGGCAACATAAACTCCATGACACAGAGAACCGTATAGGCAGGCGTAGGCGGCGGTGTAATGCCGTTATACGCATTCCCAACGGTTTCCCCTGTCGGGAGACCGATTTTTGCCGTGACACGGTAGATGCGAGACGCCTTCGTAGGCGGACGCACCGACAGGGTCATGAACGGGAAGAGGACTGCCACTCCGGCAGCCCGATCCACCCATCGTGCGACACCAGGGGCAATAAAGCCCTCGGGGTCAAACGTCTTATCCACACTGACAGTCGCCGACGTTGTCGTATCGACGGTGCCAATAATGGATGAGGTTTTTACGGGGGCAATAGCTCCCATAGTTATTTCTCCAGAAAAAATTAAATCACTTCAAAATGAAGATGATTGACGGAGATTCTCGAATCTAATGTTTAAAAGCCGACGTCATCAGTGCAAGGGCATTAGCTGCGTGAGTAACGCTCACTCCATTCTTAAACGATGGTAGTCTTAGGCGAGGGAAGCTCGTAAGCTTCGATCGACTATGGACCACAGCATCGCGAGTGTAGTAAGCGCTCTCATTCAACTTATATCCTACTGGTGTAACCGGCACATTCATTAGATTAACTCCGACGGTAACGTACTGCTTCATAAACTCGGTCTTGGAACCGTCCAAGAAAACCAAACCATCGTACGCAGAAAGCGTTTCGAGGTAAGGCCCAATTGGAAGGAACCAGTCGAGAACGAAGCTGTACGGAAGTATCTCCCACGCGAGATTAATGGGATTGGTGAAACCGGTCTGAGCAGCATAGGCTTTTAAGTGGTCATCAACCCGGAAGCGATAAGCAACCCGACAGGCATAAAGCGTAATCACTTCACGCTTACAGACTGTCGTTAGCTCACCCGCAGACCGGATCGGTGAATCACTGACATTAGCCATAGTTACAGCAGACCCGCGAACCTCCTTAACAGATGTGTCCCGTGCTACAAAAGCAGCAGTGGAACGCATCGCCCCATCGATATCTTGTAACAAAGGCTTCCACCCGTACTGAAGCTCAAGCCAATTACTGGCGAGAGACTTTTCGTGATCGAGTGGTCGTCTAGGAACAGGACGTCGATTAGGTTTGCCCTCAACAAGGAATTGAACGGCTTTTTGAAAATTGCCCCGACGTAGCGCCCTAAGGGAACCAGCAATTCTGATAGCAGTGTTTCCTATCAGACGTGTTGTTTGACCAAATTGCGCAAAATCCTGAGCAAGATTCCCGGAGATATTACTCTCCGCCTGTTCAATCGCTTTAGTGACGGCTTTGTTATAGGTCGTACTGTCAGTTGCTGACGGTACAGCAGGTATGACTTGACCCCAACGCGAACTCGTTCGCTGCCACCCGTTCTGCCATGTCCTGGTTGATCCAAATGGACTATTCGTCCAAATGGGACCAGTAGTGTCAAAATAGTGCCAGAAATCGCACGCGTCCTTAGTTTCAACTAACGTTAAACTATACGGATTAACCGGTAGTTTTCTCCCCTTAAGGGACCTAAAGTTCGGAGTCCTCACGCTTGAATACGTCCTACTATAGCTAACATACGGAGAGCCAGGGTTCGAAAACACTGGCGCGTAGTAGACATGGTTGGTCGCATCAATTCTCTCATTCGTCGAAGAATTCGTCGTATAAGAGGTGATGGTCTGCGGACTAGGTCTTACAGGGGAGCGAAAGAAGAAACCAAAACGGCGGTCTCGTCGCTTATTTCGAGATTTTCTCTTATAAGCCGCGTAAGCCTTCTGAAGTTTATCTTCAAAAGTAGGGCCGAGTATTCTTCCGCTCGGTTCCAATCGGAGCAACCAAAAACCAGAGTGTTTTTGTCTGGTCCAGGTAAATCTGACTGGAATCTGAATTCGCTTGAAGAATATACCTTTCCCTCGTACTGATCTCTTAAGGATAATATAGACGCGGACACCCGACCTTGAGGGGGAAAGCAGACGAAGATCATGAATCCTGAACCCCTTAACGGGAACTTCAGGACCATAATTTTTTATCCACTTCCCTACTCGAGTCTCGAGTTGAGCCGTATCTATACTTCCAGAGGTCCTACGAACTGGAAAAGCACTAGCAACTACGCTAGCCCAGTAAGCATCACCTTGGGAGATTGCCATCATCGTTCTCGAATATTCTTGGGGGGAATAAACCCCTCAGGAACAACAAAATTACTAGGGGGAACTAACCCCTTCGTAATGCTCTTTTTCGGAGCAGCAATGAAGTAACCCCTCTCGGCGATGCCGAGCACTTCTTCAGTAACTATTAGGAGGATAGCAAGCGCCCAACCTAGTACAATGGCGATGGAAAGCGCTAACAGAAAGAAATACCTGTGAGTACAAACCATACACCAAAAATACTTTAGTCGGTCTCGCATGCTAAAATCCCCCAAATGGTTAATGTAAATCTTCCAAAAGAGACGAAAAATTCTCCAACAGAAGATCGAAG